AGCCCCAACGCGCAAAGTCATTCTCATCAAAGTAAAAATGCCCCGCAAGATTAGCGCCAGTGGTTTTCTTGACGTTGACCTGATCGGCAAAGCTGTTTTCAGTGACCGTGAATATGTTGGCCTCATCCTTAATTGCGGCCTCATTCATTTGCAGCGCTGTCAACGTGACCGCATCATCACCAATCACAGGAAATTGATTTTGCAGCGTAAACTTGACGCCACGAATATGGTCATCACCCTGCGCCACTGGATCAGTGGCTGTGGGGTTGGTGTCAACCAAGTCAGGAATAAACCCAAAGACTTCTAAGCCCATGCTATGCGCTCCCGATCACTGGTGCCTCACCAAACCGTGAGGACTCAGAGACTCTGTTCTGCTGGCCCAGCTCTGACAGATACACCTCAATGGATGCAGCCCGCTGTTCCTGATCCTGAATAAACACGTTACCCTCAATCAGCATCCCGTACAGATACAGCTCAGGCATTTTCTGCAGGATTATGTTGGTGTCATCGTCAGCCACCAACTGCGGCAGCAGCTGCCAATACCAAAGCGTAAACTCCCGATCAAACCCGGTTGGCGCAATCTCTGCCTGATTGCCGATGATCGAATAAACCAGCGGATCACCTGTGAGAGAGGAAAACAAGCCAAGCTCATGTCTCCCCACAGAGCGGAGCGTGACCCGCCTTGAGTTTTTCTGATAGCTCAACTGCCTGATGTCAACGAAATCAGTCGGAAGGTCTATCAGCACTGAGGTTGGCGTGATTTGTACTTCTAACATTGTCTCCCTGGGCCGTAAGTCCCGAAAGATTCTGTCATGGGCCAACTGTAGAAACGTATCAGATTGATCTGATGCAAAATTGCGCTTGATGTACGCATTGAATTGTTCAATGAGAGTCTGTCTGTCAACAATCTGACTCATTGCCAGCCCCCATTGCCCAGCGTGATGGTGCCATCTGCGGTGCCAACACTGTCATTGGCCACTGTGCCGCTGCCCTCATCCAACAAATACTGATGCACCAAAGTCTGGAAGTTGTCGCTGTAAATCCGCAGGTTTCGCAGCACTCCAATGAAGTTGGTTGAGCTTGAGTTGTTGCTGGCGTCAATCGCACCATAAACCAAGCCGGTGCCACTGGTGCCGGTGCCTTTGTTTGCTTGGAACGGACTGCCCGGATCACCAGCCAGCGCGATGTCATAGGGCTGACTTGTCCCGGCCTCCCAGCGCAGCGCAAAGGTGGCAAAGGAGTTGGCCTGGGCCAGCGGGCTGAATCCAGCTGCATTGTCATTGACATTGAATATGCGGCTGTGCACATCATCGCTGGGCCGGTCAAACGTCACCCAGCTGAAATCAAAGCCGGTCAGGTCGCTATATATGCAAGCCCGATCAGCACCAACCCCGCTGGCGGGTGGCTGCCACTTCACATCAATAGCAAACGCAACCTCAACGGTTGTGTCAGATATTAAGGGAATATCAAGCCGGGTGGTGCCGCCAAAGAACAGCTCAGGCACCTGCACAGGCTGCACAGCAAACTGCTTTGGAATCAGGTATTTTTGGTTGGCCTGATGCGGGAAAAGAGCTGTGATGCTGCGCTGCCTGGAACGTATCAGCGTCATTTGCGTTTCCCCTTGCCCCTGCCCTTGTGCCGGTGCTTAGCCATATTTGCCAACCCCTGACTTGATCTTGGGGAAGTTGCGAAACGGCACGGATTCAGACGAGCGCATGAACTTGTGCCAAGCCTTGGTCTGCTCAATGGCATCAAGGCTGATCAGGTCAGGGTAGGCTTTGATCAGACGTTGAAAGTCATGCTGAGGGATTGACAGAACAGCGCGACCAAACCCGACATCTTTAACAGTGCCGGGATGATCGCGCCTAAACTTCACCTCATCGAGTACAGCTGAGCGGCTGGGTTGATAGTTCTGGCGTACTAAATGGCCCTGCTCAAACCAAACCCGAGTCTTGGTATCGTCATGCAACAACTGCGGCTGACGCATCAATGTCTGCCACCACCCCTTGCGCTTCCCATTGCAGGCACTTTAACGTCCAATCGCCCGTTATCTGAGCATTGACCGCTGTTCCTGTGCGGGCCAGGGGTGCGCTGTTGTATCCGGTCAGGAAACTCTGCATCCACTGTGATGGGTCCATGACAAACAGGGAATCATTCAGCTCTGTGGTTGGAGCGTCCATTGCCTGCTGCAGCCGGTTGGCTATCATTTGCATGGTTACGCCAAAGTCAGTAATCAGCACATTGACTGTCATCAATGCCTCTGTTGCTGCGTTTGGATCATTGCGCGAAGTGTCGCGGTCAAGCGTTGCAATCTGTGCCGAGCTCGTAAACATGAAAGTTGACAGGCCGCGAATAACTGCGGGCCTGGACATCACCAACACCGGATCACCACCCAGCTGCCAGACGCTCTGCGCCACATCTTGGATTGTGCCAAGTGACAGCGCTCGCACCGTGCCCAGGACAGCCTCAGCCACCAAGCCATCAGTGGGAGTGTCCAGCCAGCCGCCATCAGCGCCCAGCGCGCCCCGGTCAGCCGAGCCGGTAGCATCACCAAAGATGTCGGTGCCAACCGTCCAAGCATTGACGCCTGCGCTCAAGCCAGGAACTGCTGCGCCATCATCAGCAACCGATGCCTGATTGCTCAGCATGATTGCCTCGACATCGCGCCTCAGCTCATTGCCGCGCATCATCAACTGATAGGCCATCGAGTTTTGAAAGCCAATGGTGTTGACATCGTTTGCACGAATGGAAACGCGCAGGGTTTTCTGTGAGATTTGCGAGTGCTGATTCACCCGGATGCCGACATTGGATTGGTCAACGCCTGCGTCAGCGCCATCAACCACGGCATTGGTCAGGTCAGGCGCAAGCAGCCTGTCCATTGTCCAAGACGGTGCCTCATTGGTATGACTGCCGGAACCGATGCGGTCTGTGAAGGGTAACGGTATGTCAGAAATATCAAAGATTTTCTGCATAACGTCCTCATTGACCAACCCGTTAAGGTTGACTGCAACAAGGTCAAAGTTGTCAAGGTTTGCTGCGCTCATTTGTTTTCCCCAAGCAGAGCATTGATGGCTGACACCTTATCCTCTCTGGTGCCGCCCTTTGCTCTGGCTGCTGCTGCTCTGTTACGCCTAGTTTGAGAGACTGGCGCAGGGGTTCTGCTTTGACGCTTCCGGTCAGCCCTGGGCTTGTGAGCCGCATCCTTTTCAAGTTGTCGGATGCGCTGATCCTTTTCCGCCATATCAATGACGAACTTGGCCAAGCGATGATCAATAATCCCGTCAATCTCCACGGCTTTGAAACCATAGGGAGCCGCGAAATCAATCATCAGTTGGCGAACTGCCCTGAATTTGTCCGGGTCTTTTAGGTCCGGTCTAACCTCAAGCAAAGCCTGCGTTTCTGTCGCAACATAGTTGGAATGAATGGCCGTAACATTCTGCACAAACTCAGGACTCAAACTGTCCTGCGGCAGCTGACCGATGAGGTTTTGCAGCTGCTGTCGCTGCGTCATCACCTCATTCTCAAAATCAACCCTCTGCTGTTCCAGTGTCTCTGTAACTTCCGATACACCCCGCAGCTTGGTCCCGGCTCGCTTAATTTCCTCAAGTGTCAGCGGTTCCCCGCCCTCAATCGGAATCCTAAGCTCACGGAATAGCTCTGTGGGTGTAATGCCCAGCCGTTCTGCCAGGACTTGTGGCGTCAGCGCTTCAGCGTCAGCTGGCTCGCTCGCTTGCGGCTCAGGTTCTGTGTCAGGCTCCTGAGCGGCCTGTGTGGGTTCCGATTGGGCCTCAGTTCCCTCAGGCTCATCCGGTCCACCAAGAAGGTCAGCTATACGGCCAACCTTGTCAGCCTTATCTTGCGGCAGCTCTGCCGGTCCTGTCAACTGCTGCTCAGGAGTGTCTGGCATCACTGATCAGCCATATCAGTTGCGAGCTTGCGCAGCTCAGCCTTGAGGTCATCGAGCATGGCCAGCTTGAGGCGAATATCAGACCACTTTTCGGGCTCTGTGGCCTGCCACTCCCTAAAGTACTTCGCCCTCAGGACTTCCCACAGGTTGGCCTGATCCATTTGCTCCAGCGCGCTCTGCACCGGCTTGTTGTAGAGCTTCAAGTTGGGCGGTTGCTGATCCGACAATTTTAGCCTCCTCTACCTCAGCATCAAGAATGGCCTTGAAGTATTCAAGCGCTATCTTGGCTTGGTCTGTGGTGAAATCTCGCTTCGAATTTTCGTCATTGGCGGCAGCTTCCGAGGTCAGGATGCTGGCCTGGAATTGCTTGTCCTGCTCTGCAGTCTCGCCTTGGCTCTGCTGGGCCTTTTGACTGTCCGGGCTCTCAGGATCAATCCAATACTTTTCTGAGTTGTCCAGGTCGACAGCCTTGCCCCAATCGAGCATGGCCCTGTGGATGCCGTTCAAATCCACGATGATGCCGTTACCACCCTGCTGGAATAGCGTCATTTGCTGCTGAATCACAACCTGCAGGCTGGCAGCCTTGCGGTTGCGCTCCTGCGGGCTCAGCCCAACCGACACATTGACCCGGCTGCGCTCAGGCCAGCTCTGCGGGTTGGTGGGCTGCCACTGACCGCCACGGTTGAGCATGATCTGCTCAGGGAAGCCCACTCTCAGGGTGGCGTGGATCAGGATAAAGGTCTGCCGGATCAGGGTTTCCGCGATGGTGCGCGCTATCTGTGCGGCCATCTGCTCAGCACCTGCCATCTGCCGATCGGCTGACTGTGCCGTGATACCAGCCTTGGCCAGCTGCTCCTGGGGCATCTGCAGGCTCAGCGTGGCACCAATGCGCTGATCCCGCACCTTGTCCATGTAATTGAGCAGCGCCTGGGAGCTGGCCCCGGTGTCATTGGTGGGGAAGGCCATCAGGTCATCACCGGGCGGGCCATCGTTTCTGATGATGCCATTGGCACGGCCTGCCAGCATGTCATCAATGTTGACGCTGTTTTCATTCACAGCGGTGCGGGCTGTGTTGTTGGTGACGAGGTTGTTGAGATATACGCTCAACACGGCTGATTTGATGTCTGAAACTTGGCGGATTTTATCGTACACGCTGAGCCCGGAGTATCTGTGCGGAACCAGCCAGCCGGTGCCTGAGGCATACGGAATCATGGCGGCAGGTTCTTTGCTGAGCAGCTTGTTGTTGCTCCACTTAAAGCGCATCAGCTCATTGATGCCATCCCCGCTCATGTCCAGGCGCATATAGCAGTCATACCATTCAACCAGCTGCGAGGATTTGACCTTGCTTTGGCTGATGTCGTCCAAGCCCTCAATGTTCTTGGCTGTGCTGTCAATGTCCGTGTCCTGGGTGAAGGTGGGCAGATCATCAACCACCTTTTTGCTGATGCCATCCAGAATCAGCTCTGAGCGAGTGGAAAAAGAGCGCTCAGCAATGAAATCAATGTCCGATATGTTGATGTTGTCGTGATTTGGGTCCAACACCATGTAACTCTGCTGCACCGCTGTCACAACCGGGGTGCGCTTCACTTCCTTGAAGCTGATGTTGGCGTTGCCATCCTTGCGTGAGGTGACGCGGGCCTCAACACCAGACTGCTGCGCCTGCCCCAAAACTCCCAGCAACTCCTCATCGCTGATGTCCTTGAACTGCCTGCGCTTGGACGTTTCAACGGTTTGAATGGTGCTTTTGATGGTGCCATTGCGCAGCAGCAGCGCATCCTTGATGGCCTCTGCAATCACCAGCCAGCCCTGGTTCTGCTCCATCAGCACATTGGCCACAGCCAGCGTCTCAGCAGCTGCCTGCTCCTCATCGTTTGGCCCCATTGGTTCGAACTCAGCTGGCACATCAGAGCCAAACCCAGGCATCAGGGTGGCCATCAGCGCCTCAACAGCGTCAGCAACGTCAGTGGATACGGCTTCCTCAGCCTGGATCCGGGAATAGCCTTGGCGGTCAGTTTCCGGGCCTAAGTTGTCCCGGTTGCGCTGATTGCCGAAGTAATAATCCCAGGCAAGCCTGCGGTTGTTCTCAAGGAAGTCATCAGAGAATTGGCCAGCCTCATTGATGCGCTCATCAAGGATTTGGGCCAGCTCATCGTCAGTGTATGGCGGCTCAAGATTGGTGCTCATAGATTCAACCTGAATGGATTGACCTTAGAATAATCCAGGGGCTTGCGCTCCCGAGTGCCAATGACCTTGCGGGCTTGGCCTGCACCGCAGAGCGCATATTGCAAAGCCTCAGCAACGTGACTGTATGAGTTTTTGTCAGGCAGCTCAGCAAAGCGCTCCTCACCCACAACCTGCATGAGCCTGTATTTATACCCGCCAGCGCAGGCTCTGCGCAAGTATTTGCAGCGTGGGCTCACAATCAGTCCAGGCTCGCCCGCCATCGTCAGCCGCTTGAGGTTGCGCATCACAGCCTCAACCCGCAGCCGAAAGTCATTGGTAGGCGCTGGCCGCGCATCAATGCCAGCTGCTTTCAGCACCTGAAAGGCTGTGCGCTTGTCCACTTGGCTGCGCTGATCACCGGCAGGATCACCGAATACCTCAATTGTGTGGTCACGCCACTCTGAGCGCAGCTTGGCACCCAGCACCTCTGCGAACTCAAGCGCTGAAAACTCCTGGGTGACTATCTCATCAACAGCCCTGAATTGGCCGGTCACAGATTCCTGCAGGAACACACAAGCGGGCTCAAGCCCAAAGTCAATGCCGACAATCAGCGGCCTGTCAGGATCACGCTCACACAGCGCTGCGTGAATGTTGTCCTGCCATGCACCGTAGACCGGCCTGCCCTCTGCGATATAGCCGTACTCACCGCTGATGTAGACCTTGCACCAAGCCTCATCCTTGCCCTGGCGGATCCGGTCATAGTATCCAGGCGGCAGGTTTTCCACGTTCTCACCAGCTGGCCCATCGCCAGCAGGCTGCACAAACTGAATCCAATCCTTGGGCCTGCGCTCCTCAAAGCATTTGT